ATATTCTACATCTAACGCTTTTGATATTTTTTCATTTGAATCGCTCATACTCTATATGTAATACTTCCAGTATCTACATCTCCTGTATAACCAGTATCTTTAAACGTATTATCTACTATATCAACTGCATCACTAGCAGTTTCCGTAAAGGTCTTAAAGTTAACATCAACATCTTCAATTGGCCCATATCCTGTTTCTTTAATTCTTCCAAATATATAACTTTTTGCTGTAAAATTTAAAGTACTTGTAACACTTCTTCTCGTTGCATAAGTTCCTTCAAAATCTTCCATTGTTTGAACTGTATTTAATTGAAATGGAACATCTACCTTCGTATTTAACTCATTAAAATTTATAGTAACTGTAAAATCTGGTGTAAAGTTTGGAAGTATTTGTTCTATTAATTGAAAATTGTCTTCTATGGTTCTAGTAAAAATATATACACCAAAATCAATATTATATGGAACTTCAGACCACATCCTTTTAGTGCTATTACTAGTTGAAGATATTACCTTTTTAAGTTTGTTAATTTTTCGAGAAGGATCATATAGGATATTAGTAATTGTAAATCCAATTACAGGCAAGGTTATTCCTAATTTAGTTCCAGTCGTAATGCTACTTGCTTCTGTTAATCTTCGAACAAATTTTTCTTTTGGACCATATGTTAATGGAACTCTAATTTGTTCTATTGCAGTATTAGTTGAATCGTATCTTGACAAATATATTTCATTAAAAATAGATCCAAAAGCAACCACTAACTTTTTAAGAGATCTGTTATAAAAACTATCTTCTATTCCAAACATCAATAACCTCCCTCAGAGAAAGGATCTCTTTCAGTGAAATCAAAAATAGAATCTGTACTTGTTTTAAATTCAAGTTTGTCGTTATCTCTATCTGGATCCTCAGATTCTGGATTTCTTGCAATCACTATAGTTGTACTTGTGATTCCTGTGACATAATATTCAGCACCAGAAGTTAGACCCTTAATGCTATTATTATTTTCTAAGAATGTTCCAGATATATCACCAATATACAAACTATTAGATGTTAATCCTGTGGAATAATTATATGTTGAGACAAAATCAATAACCAGTCCAACAGCATCTGCATTTGCAATATTTGCAGTTGCTCCAGTAACACCATAAACTTGAAAAACTTTTTCTCCTTTATAGTATGAATATGAATTAAACTCTGCGGTTGATCCAAGACTTATAAGTTTAAGATATTCTTTTCTATCAACTTGTGTTCGATCTATATCTGTATTTCCAGTACTGATGGTTTCATGTGAATAATTGAACACTTCACATGTTAAATTGTATGTTGTTAATTTTCCAAATTGAAAGAAGGGTTGTTTATCTTCAACAAAATTGATTTCAAACATATATTCCATCATTGGAAAATAGATAAGATCACCTTCTCTTGGTCTAGTAATACTTGTCTCTTTAGTACAGACTTCTTGTTCAAATCTGGTTTTTGATAAAACTAGATTTATTCTATCAGTCAATTGAATACCAAATTTACTGACAATATCTCTTTGTCCACCAAACTGTTGAATGTCACTCAAATACATTTCAATAGGATATCCTTTAGTGAATTTGCTCCCCTGAGTATCTTCTCCTAAAGTTTGATCCAAATTCATATATTGTCTTGGGATATAGACAACATCTCTACCCGTTGCTTTTATTGTTTCTATAACGAGATCGTTTAGTAGAGATTGTTCACCAACATAATCGTTGAAATATGGATTTATTGCCATTTTTAACCCATCATAAAGTCAACTGGTAATTCATAGCTTCTCAAGAATTCGTTTTCAATTTGTGCAAGTTCTTGTACTGCTTCTGCGTATATTTGAGCACCTTTCATGGTTATTCCACCAGGCAAAGCAACTCCATCATATTTTGCCATATTAGCACCCCACTGTCGTTTTATTAATGCTGTGCAATAGTTTTGTAACCATCTGTCATTATAAATTTCTGTAAATTTTTCAGGATCTAGAGCAGCGTATGCTTCTACTATAATGTAATTTCCAGGACTAACATCTTCCATAGATCCATCTAGATATAGTCTATTTGTCACTTTACTAAATCTAATTGCTTTTTCTGGTTGAAAAAAGTCTTGAATAATTTTAATATATCTTTTAGTAGAGTCGTATGTTGCCATACCAAGAGCAGGAGATCCTGCTAGTCCTCTGTTGATTCCAAAGTAGTCGGTTAAAGCAAGTTGATATCTAATATCAAACATATCAATCGATGTAAAATTACCAAATTGAAATATTTTAACTACCGACACTATATTAGATCCGTTTGGACTATCTCCAGTAATACCATTAATAGGGCCAATATTATTTGTTTCAATATACTTTCTATCAATATCGGTTTGTGTTAGTTGATACTTAAAGTATCCTTTTTCTACACCATCAAAGTGTCTTTCGGCAAAAAATAATAGACCTTCATCTATACGATCTTCGCATTGTTTATTATCAACATTTATTTGAATTACTGGTTTTCCCAGTTTGCGAAGACAATAATCTATTAGTTCTTCCCTTGAATTAATTGTTGGCATAAAAAAATCTCCGTAGTATTTATACGGAGATTCTTTTAGTAAATTTTGTTATTTTTATGTAGAAGGCGGAGGTGGTGACGGATTCCCTTGTTCTTCTTTGTTTGGAGTTACTGGTAACGGCATATTATGAACTGTGACTGGAACCAAATCTACATCCTTATATGACATATTTTCAATGTAATATCTTCTAGTGATTGGTTCGATTCCTTCGTCTGATTTTGACTTTTCGTAATTTGTAAATCCAGGCATTTGTAGAGGACATGCTAGTTTTGGATAGTCTAACTTACTATATTCATCCCCTTCTGCAACGAGCCAAGTTCCCTTACGGTCACCACAACCACATCCACCACAAAAGTGTTTACCTTCAGTTGAAGAATTCTTTAGGTGTTCACAAGGTGGTAAAACACCGCCCAAATGTTCATTACCAAAACAAGAAAGAACTCTTAGTTGCTTTACTGGTTTAGTGACTTTGTTATCAGAAAATCCTCTAGAAGCAATTGCTGAAGCAAAATTCTGAACCATGCTAATTTTATTGCTTAAAAATGACTTCTTTTCTACTTTTTCTTCTTTTCTAAACTCTGGTTTTGATTCTTCACTCATTATAAAATTCCTTTCAATCAATTTTAACAAATTAGTTCAATAAGTCAAATCAATTTTTCTAAAAAGTCTAATTTTAATTTTTCCTTTGTATGGATTATATACACTTATTCTTCCAAAGGATTCGCTATTATTTATATCAAACGATTGCGAATATAGCAATTTAGAATTTAAAGTAGTCGAACTTGTGAATTTATGTCCCCATATTCCATGAGTAAATTTTGTTGCATATGTGTAATAATTTTCGCTATTATTTACTAATTGTCTAGCAAAAAATGCTAACTCAAGTAATGAAGGTACATACCAACCCATTATACCTCTTCTATTAAATTTCTTAATAGTATTAATGGTTGCACTATCCATACCAGAATATTCATAACCAGAACCATATGTGTTATAGAAACCATCATGCATTGATGTGGATTCCATTGATTTATAAATTTCTTCTTGGGTAAATAAAGTTGTTTCTATTTCTTTATTTTCTACAAACAATGCCCAAGATTTTGATTCTGAACCCTTTATGTCTTTACTAGATCTAAATATATCTGGTCTTTTTCTTAGATCCTTTAGATCGGAACCATAAACATCTGATGTTCTTGGTGAATATATTCCAATATAATTTGCTCCTCTAAAGTAATCACCAAATGAAAGTTTTAAGTTTATGAATTTATTTAAATCCATTGATTCAGTTTGAAGTATTCCCTCATCTGAAAATACAGGTGTCGCGGGTGAATAATCACTTGAACAAATATTTTCTATTCCGGTATCATAAACAGAAACGAAATATCCTCTACAGTTTGAAACAGTCGATGTATTACACTCGTATGAATATTTGTTATCTAGTGTTTTCTTTAAGTTGAAACATACACCATTTCTTCTCAACCCTGTTTCTTTATTTTTATATGTTAAATTCTTTTTAAATCCACCAAGAATAGTAAATGCCTCTGGAGTACAATCATATGGTGAAGTTTGCTCTGTTGTCATTTGTTTATTACAAAAAGCACCACTAGAATATACTGATGGATTTTTGGTTGGGAATGCTAAATTTTTACCATCACATTCCGTACTATTACATACATTTTGACATGTTATACCAAGAGGAATATTAAATTCATTGTAAAGCATAAAACAACATGCTCTTGGAATTCTAGTATCAACATAACATGTCTCTGGTTCTTCTTTTTCTTTCAACAAATACCCAGGTTGTATGTAGTTTGAATTTTGTCCTTCAATATTACAGTCACCTCTACCAGTTCCAGAACATTTACCATAATATGAATTTTCATAAGACTCGACGCAATCACAAATACCATCTCCATCATTATCATGAAAACAACATGGCCAGTAAGCTATTGTATCTTTTGAACACCCACAACACCAATTACAACTGTCAATAACTCCATCATCGCTAACATTACAAAAACCGGATTGTGGACATTGACTTCTTTCTCCCATAAAATAACCATTATAAATTTCACACACTTCAGGGGAAACCTGAATACATGTTTGTTTACCAAGAGTATTTTTGGATAAACAACAAGCTCCGATCATGTTGGTAGTGTCCTTGATATTAGCGGTGGAGTATCTGTATCAGTCATATAATATACATCTCTTGGTGTACCACTGAATGCTTCGCTAAACGACTCACCACAGCTACCACCAGATGATACTAATCCAGAGTTTGGTGGTGTTTGTTGTAAAACACCACTAAAATATTCTGATTTACATGTACAATTTTGAGGTCTACATGCCGCATTACAGCATTTTGTAATAAAAATATCGTCCGGGTTGCCAGACCATACGTCATATCTTTGAAATTTTACACCATCTACTGTAGTAATATATTGTGATGGTTCATCAACATTGTTCCAACAAATGTTGGTTGGAGATTTAGCAGTTTCTACTGTTGTATTGCAAT